ACCTTCCAAAGTCCTAAAGCGCTAAGAATTTCTCAGCTCCTAGTAACGGCGTATCTAGATCCCATTCAATTAAGAACAGGTCTTGCCTCGCGTCTAAGCTTACGTTTTCGGCCATAAGCGTCGACAGACTGGGCTCCATGGAAGTGTGACGTCAGGGAGAGCATGAACCCAGCTCATCCCTAATCCGCTGTACAGTTTCTAGGAACATGTTATAGTGGCGACCCCAAAGATCGCACTTAGGAATTCTCGGGACCCAAACATTGACTTTTCCAGTATCAATGCTTGTAAAATCGAGAACAGAAAGATCTGAGGCATAAACATCTCTTATGTCTTTCCAGTAGCGGTTGTACTTTCCTTTCCCCCCAAGCAGAGCCTTGCACAGACCTAGGTCTATACAAGTTCTCTTCTTAGGAAGAACATCAATAACACGCTTACCATTAAGACAGGCGGTAGTGATTGATGGATTTCCTTGAGATAAGAATTTGGTCATAAACTGCGCAAAGCAATCTACTTCCTTACCCTTATATCCCACTACCTCCAACTTTCCTCTATATCCTAGTCTCCTAAGAGCTAGTCTGGACTCATCACTTGGTTCAGACACACTCGAGACTCTCACTTCGGACCGAGTTGTTCTAAAAGGTTCATATAGGCAACTTTTTCGCTTCTTCGGCCCTTGCGGCCGCAAACGAAGAAGTTTGCCTTCAACCAAAGAACATCTCGCTCGTGCCTGTTGCACTCGCGACAAAGGTTGCTCAAGATTCGTGTCTTTTTGACATCTAATCGGCAATCCGAGCCCTCCGAGTGCCTGAGGCATCGTCCATGAGATTGACAGCTGTTTGACCCAGTCCGTTTTAAGGATTGAGTCAAAGGTTTGATACCATAATACTTCCGCACGTTCCTTCTCTTCATCAGGGAATCCTTGGAGCCAAAGCTTTAAGGACTCTCGAAGATCGAGAGGCGAACGAGGTTCGGTATATGTTCTTGCATCAAACTGCATCATGCCAGCTGCATTAGGATAGAGTACTTCACATACTCCTAGTTCTCCGCGAGTGAAGCATTGAGAGTTTATGACACAAAAGTCACAACTTTTATATACTTTACCCACAGAAGGCGAGAGACCAACATGTGATGAAATTCTCTTCCAAAGAGAATACTCTTTCTCACCCCCGAGGAACAGTCCATCGTCTCCGTTCACTAAAATCTTATCATCTGGTCGATATCGATCAGGAGATACAGATAGTGATAGAACTGCTGCATTGCAGAGACAGAGAACGATAAAAGACAGGATTGAACCCATCAACTGTCCATTTTGCTGTGTTATGAATTTGTCTCCATATTTAATCTGATGATTACAGAGACTATCCCAACACAGGTCGAAGTTGAGACCGGTATATCGACAAACATACTTAATACAGATCCTGGAAAAGTCTGTATGAAGATTGTCAGTCGCAGCCGAATAATCAACTGATATCCAATCTTTATCCCCAAAGGGAATTGGAATATCAGTTGGTTCGACAGGTCTACCGGTGAGAACAAACCAAGGAAAGTTCTTCAAGCATTTCCAAAGCTCAACCTGAGCACCCTTTAAACAATAGGTAGACCACGAGTCTTCACACGTGATAACCCTTGTTTTTAAAGGTTCTGACAGGGCAACTGGTTTCGCCCGTATCAACTCCGTTACTGCAAAAGTCGGGACTGTAGTAATAGGCACTTTTATAATACCTTTTCCAGTATCATAAAAGTCCCAATTATCACTATCCGCTCTTGGTACGTAACGTTGCTCAGGAAAGCTAGCATATGGTTGGTAAATCCAGCCAGGAACGTCAAAATTGACTTCCGATGCTTGACCCCCCTTCGCCTGACTCGACAAAAAACTTGCCGAATTAGACGGATCCCACCAAACCTCAGGATCCACGTAACTTTCAAGAACGTCTCTTACGATTTTTCGCAGACGACGTTTAATTGCTTGATATGGTACAAACCCTCCATCTTCCAATCTCTCACGAAGTTTCCCTCGGAGAGACTGACGAGATGCGGTTCCGCACCACATGCAATCTGAAAGATTACCCGGATTAGTT